TCTACGACTCGATGACGCAGCGTGGGGATTCCAATCAGCGCCTGGAAGTCACCGATCATTACGTCAGCCTCTCGTCCGAGCTTTCGTACGCCGACATTCACGTGACCGGCGGCGAGCATATGCCCAAGCGCGACTACACTCAACTATTGACGAGCGACCGCCTGCGTTGGGTAGCAATCTGCGAGGGATACCTGGAGCGCGCGATGAGTGTCGAATGACCGACAGCATCTTCGGACCCATCTTTGACGGCAGCGTTCTCACGCGAGCCGTCTTGGCAACTCTGAAAAGTTGGTTCCCGACCTACCTGCACGAGATCGAGCTTCAACGAGGTTACCCGGTCAGAAAGATCCCGCCGCCTCGTACGTATGTCGAGCGTTGGCGGTTCGACTCCTTCCCCGACGAGCAGATCCCCATAGTTGTAGCGGTCTGCCCTGGGATGGCCGCGCCGCCGACGGCGAGCGGGGATGGAGTAGTAGGCGGCTGGTGGGCGCTCGGAGTTGGCGTGATAGCCGCCGCGAACACGGAAGAGAACTCAGAGCGTCTCGCCAAGATCTACGGTGCGGCTGCCCGGGCGATCTTGGAGCAGAAGAGCTACCTGGACGACAGTTGGGAGTTCAGCGGGATCAATGTCCTCAATGAGAGTTACGAGGATGTCCCCGACACGGAGCAGTCTCGGACTATGAGAGCGGCTCAAGTAATCTGTCGTGTCCGGGTAGAGAACATCGTCACCAAGGGAGCCGGTCCAGCTTCTCCGGACGGTCCCGACCAGGATACTCAGCCGGGATCAGTTTGGCCAGATGTCCAGAAGGTGTTCGTCGATATCGAACGAATGGAGGAGGGATAGTGCCAAAGCCCACGGGTTCAACTTCCTACCGGTTCATCGGTCCTCATGCCACTGTGCTGGAGGCCGGCACGCCGCTCGGTCCGGGCGACTTCATCGATCTGGATGAGACAACGGGTCACGACCAGCGATTGGTGGATGAGGGCTGGTTGATCGAAGTCGATTCAGTCAATCCTCAGGCCACTAAAGCCTCAACGAAGAAGGAGGACGACAAATGAGTACAGTACTCGTTCGTCCTGGCGTCAACATCTCGCTGCGAACCACGCCGCCGACTCGCAGCGCGCCGACCGATACCGGCGTCTGGTTCGTCGCCGGTCTCGCGGACTCAGGGCCGGTGGTCCCGACCCTCGTTCAGAACATGTCCGACTTCACCCGTATCTTCGGGCCGCGCGTCTCGTACAGCGTCCTGTACGATGCCCTGGATACCTACTTCCGCGAGGGCGGGGCATCGGCCTACGTCGCTCGCGTGGTCGGCCCTGCGGCCGTCACCGCCTCCCGCAACCTGCTCGACGCGGGTGCAGCAATCGCCCTCTCGGTCACAGCACTCGGGCCGGGAGCGAGTGGCAACAACATCAAGGTTGGCGTCCGGGCAGGCGGCGCGGGCGGCACGTTCGTGCTCTTCGTTCAGGACGTGAACAACACCGAGGTCGAGACCAGCCCGGATCTCGTCGACAACAACGCGGCGGTTCTCTGGGCGCAGGGATCCGCCTACATCCGAACAGCTCTCGGAGTCTCTCTCAACGATCCGGCCACCGTCGCCGCCTCTGCTCTGACCGGCGGAAACGACGACAAGGCGAACATCGTCGATGCTCAGTGGCTGACGGCGCTCAATGCTCTGACGAGCGATCTCGGTCCTGGCCAGGTCTCGGCCCCGGGCCGGACGACCGACGTGGGGCATCAGCAGTTGGTCGATCACGCTGGTTCTCATCGGCGCGTCGCACTTCTCGATGCTCCGGATACCTCGACCGTCGCAACGCTGACTGCGAGCGCCGTAGGGGCACGGACGGGATCACAGAAGTTCGCGGCGATGTTCTGGCCGTGGCTGATCGTCCCGGGCATTGTCTCCGGATCGACTCGCTCGGTTCCTCCGTCAGCTCTGATTGCCGGCCTGCTCGCGCGCAACGACTCGGCCGGGATCGGAACTGATCAGGCGGCAGCGGGGGACGCTGGTGTCTCTTCCTACACCGCCGCTCTCTCGCAGCCAGGTGTGAGCGATACCATCCGTGGTCAGCTCAACGTCGCCTGCGTCAACGTCATCCGTCAGCTGTACGGAGCGTTCAGGAACTACGGCTGGCGGTCTCTCGTGGATCCGAACGCAGAGCCGGACTGGGTCAACTTCGGCTGTGGTCGTCTCTACGTGAGCATCTCCGCGAACGCGCAGAACATCGCGGAAGGGTTCGTGTTCGACAAGATCGACGGGCAGGGGAGAACAATCAGCTCGTTCAACGGTGCGCTCTCCGGACTCCTGCAGACCTACTACAACAACGGCGACCTCTACGGGGCGTCAGCCACGGAAGCCTTTTTCGTGGACACCGGCTCGCAGGTCAATACCCCGACCACCATCTCGCGGCACGAACTGCACGCCGTCTTGAACGTCAAGATGAGTGAGTTCGCCGAGATGGTCCAGATCGAGATCTACAAAAAGGCGATCACGGAGGCATGAGTTAGATGAGCGCAAATATCCAAGGCACTCGTCTCGACACCTGGTTCGTTACGCTCCAGGTCGAGAATCCGAACAGTCCCGGCGATTACATCCACTACGAGGTCTGGGACACCAGAACGGGCGGGGAGATCGACTCAGAGGAGCGGATCTACTATCCAGGCGGTATGGCACCTTCATACTCGCTCGGAGGCCGGAAGACTCCCGGCCAGTTGACGCTCTCGCGCAACTACCGGCTCGGCCGTGATCACGACGGCTACCAGGCCAACCCGGGGATCCAGCAGCTGATCGATGCTGCCGGCGTCTCGCGGGTCATCATCTCGGCCACGCCGATGGACCGTTACAAGAAGCACCACGGGCGTCCGATTGTCTGGACGGGGACTCTCAAGACCGTGACGCTTCCGGAGCACAACTCCGAGAGCACGAGCGATCCGGGGATGATCACACTCGTCTGCACCATCGACGCCCCGCCGACCAGCACCTAGTAGGAAGAGGAGGGAGCAAAATGGAACCATTCGACCAGCCGACTCTCATTCACGAGATCACCGAGGATGAGTCTGTGAAGCCTCCGACCCTCGCCGATCAACTGCGCGAGCGCCGGACGGAGATCGCAGAATCGAAAACGGTCATGTTGCCTTTGACCGGGTACGAGAAGTACGGAGTGCAAGTGCAGCACCGGCTCGTAGACCGAACTGAGGTGGAGGACATCGGGCGCAGGATCCTGAACGAGACGCGAGATCGTGGCGAGCGGAACATGCGCATTCTGCTCGACACGATCATCACCTCGACCGTCGGCTTCTATCACCAGATCGAGGTGGAAGAGCCGACGGAGATCCTCAACGATCTCGACGGGGACGCTCGTGTCACCAACTGGGGTCAGTTCGCTCAGTACCTCGGTTGGCGGGTGGCGGGCGAGGATTCGTACGCGCGGGCCGCGGTGTACTGGGTGTTCGGTGGGAATGAGTTCGCCATCGGACAGTACGGGATCATGCTCAACCGCTGGATGGGGAACACGGGGATCAAGGTGGACGAAGAGTTCTTGGGGGAAATACTGTAGGGGTCCCAGATGAGATTAAAGCAGCAGCCCAAATCGCTCTCTCCGGACAAGATCCATTCAAGTATCTGGAGGAGAACAACTCGGAGAAGAGATCGCAGATGCAAGCGATAGCCCGCGAATACCAGAACCTGCTGCTCACACTCAACGAGGATCTCGCGATCAAAGTCATCAAAAAACTAGGAGAGGCAACGAAGTAGATGGCGTTTCTCTCTGAGATCCGTCTAGCCCTGACAGGCGAGCGTCCGGTCCAAGCCGGTCTGGACGCAACGCGGGGCGCGGTCGATAGGCTTCATGCTGCCGTCTCTAGATACGGGGGAGCAGCGGAAGAGAGTACCAAGCGGAGCTTCTTGATGAACCAGGCTCTCTTCACTATGCGCCGCTACGCCTACGCCGGGACGCTCGCTTTGACCAGCCTTGGCGCAGCGGCGGTTGTGATGGGATTCAAGTTCAATGCTTCGATGGAGACGAACACCGTCGCCTTCAAGCAGTTCTTGGGATCGACCGAGGCAGCGACGAAGGAACTGGATTACCTCTACAACCTCGCCAAGTACACCCCGTTTGAATTCACCAATGTGACGGATGCGGCGCGGCGCTTCCTGGCATTCGGTTATACCCTCCAGGACACGAACAAGTACCTGAAGACGATTGGCGATACAGTCGCCGCCTTCGGTGGCGGTGGTTCCCAGATCGAGAGAATGGTCTTGGTCTTCGGGCAGATCCGCGCGAGCGGTCGTCTGCTCGGACAGGACATGCTTCAGCTGGAGCAGCAGGGAATCCCCGTCATCGATATTCTCCTCAAGCAGCTCAAGCAGTACGGAGTTACGCGCAAGGACCTGTCAAAGGTCGGCGCGCTCGGGATCCCGGCCGACATCGGGATCCCGGCTCTTATGCGCGGCATGCAGGAACGGTTCGGCGGAATGAGCGCGGTTCAGGCGAAGACGTTCGCCGGTCAGATCTCTACTCTGCATGATAACCTAGCGCAGGTTATGGGAGCTATGACCTCCTCGCTCTTCAATCAGGCGAGGGGTGGAGTCCTCCCGAGTCTCAACAAGACCTTCTCGCAGATAGGGGCAATAGCGAAGAACAACAAGAACCAGATCTCGATTGGACAGGTCTTCGACGTTTTGGGAAAGAACTATCCAAAGGTCAAGCCGTTCCTCGATATCATCACTGTTTTGATATCGTCTTTCAAGGTCCTGGGCGGGATCGTAACGACCGTCGTTCTTCCGGCCTTCTACATCTTCGCTATGATCATCGACCACCTTTTGCTTCCTCCCTTGCGTCTGATCCTTTGGGTGATGGACAAGTTGAAGGGGATCAACTGGCTCCTCGCTGCCGCCGTTGGATTCATGACCAGCATGTGGATCTTGGAGACAGTATCAGTTAAGATCAACACGTTCTGGAAAGACATGAACAAGGGAGCCGACAAGTTCCTTACGAACTCAAAGTTGGGTCTAGCTAGGATGTCCCAGTTCTTGACATGGGTGATCAATCGTGAAAGTCTTGCCTTTCTCCGATTGCGGATCGCGACGCTTTTGTCTGCCATCGCAATGGACGGTCTAATCTCGACGATGTGGGGTCTAGCGGTGGGCAACCCCATAGGTCTTATCATTACCGCGGTAGTCCTACTCATCGCCGGGATCGTCATCCTCTACTTCAAGTGGAAGTGGTTCCACAACCTCGTCAACGAAACGGCGAAGTTCCTCTGGAAGCAGTGGAAGCTCACCGCCCTCGCCCTTCTGATAATCTTCGGGCCAATTGCCGCTATCGCCTTCGTCGTCGCGAAGCACTGGAAACTCGTCTGGGAATGGGTCCAGAAGGTATACCACGTCATCAAGGATATCGCCTCCTGGGCCAAAACGAACTGGCAGATCTTGGTCGGCCCGTTCTTGCCCCTCATCGCAGCGGCGATCACTATCGTGAAACTCTTCAAGTCGGCCATACATTACATCAAGGATCTTGCGCACTGGATCGGGAAACTCCATGCGCCAGGATGGCTCCAAGCTATTGGTCATGCTGCGGCCTGGGTTGGGGAACAAGCGATCTCCCCGCTGTGGGTCGGGCAGAAGCCTTGGGCGACCGCCCCTGCTGCCGCTGGAGGCGGCGCGCTCCCCGTCATGGGAGCGAATCAGTTTGCGTCGAGCGTCGCTGCGGGCAAGGCGAGTTCGCAGCCCTTCAATGTGACCGTTCACAGTAACGTTCATATCGACGGGAAGAAGGTTGCAGAGAGTTCAGCGAAGCATAGACAGAATCAGGGGGCGAGAAGATGACCCCGCCGAACAAATACTTCTACACCTTCAAGTCGAGCGACGGAGCGCAGGTCAAGGTTCTACGTGGAGATGGTCCGCCGAAGATCGTTGGCGGCCTCGGCGGCTGGAGCATGGTAGCCCGTCCGCGCCGGACTTCGATCACGCAATGGGCCGGACGCGAGCCGTATCAGATGGATGTACCGGTTCTCTTCGACGGATGGCACGACGGCAACAGCGTCGAGACCGACATTCGAACGCTCAACAAGATGGCAATAGGAATGGACTACGATCCGCCTCCCACGGTCACGATCAGTGGCGCGCTTCCGGTCGGGGGAGCGACCTGGGTGATCAACGCGATTGACTGGGGCGATGACGTTTATTGGCAGCAGACCGACCGTGGTCAGTTCTACCGTCTGCGTCAGGACGCTTTAGTTCACCTCATTCAATATCAGGCGGTCGAGCGGCTCCAGATTACCGTCACCAAGTCGTTGCCCAACTCGTATACCGTCTTCCGCAAGGGTGAGACTCTTCGCAGCATCGCCAAGTCGATGTACGGGGACGGTAGTCGCTGGAAGGATATCCAAAAGGCCAATCCGAGCGTCCGCGATCCGAACAAGCTTCCGCTCAAGAAGAGTCTGAGGATCCCCTAGTGCCGTCCACCACCGCTCTCACAGCAATCAAGAAGCTGGAACTGTCGCAGCTCGATCCTACGCAGGTCCAGAGAGAGATGATGGGGAAGGATCTCGATCTTGAGAAGCTCAACGTCTATCTGAAGAGCGCGATCATCTTCGACTCGACCGACCGGGTAATTGACATCAACGTCAACAGAACGATTGACGGAGCTAGCTCGGTCGATGTCGATCTGAATGACTACGACCGCTCTCTACTACGCTCCGGGGCGATCAACACGAGACTCGATATCGAGATCGACGGTCTCTGGTTCCGGCTCGTCAAAGTCTCGCGGGACGCGGGCAGCGATATCTTGAAGCTGACATTCGAGCAGCGCGAGATCGCAGTGTTGCGATCCTATCCGAAGAAGGGTGCTCCCCACAACGGAGTCAAGTTTGCGAACCGCGATAAGACGACGCGCGCCGAGTTCATCCTCAACCTGATCCGGGAGGTCAAGGAGTTCAAGATCCCGGTCGTTATGCCGCATCTGCGTCAGGTACAGGAGATCGCGAAGGCGACCGACTCGACCTCAAACATGTTTACGATCAAGGGCGCTAACTCAACGAACGGAGATGGCGGAATCCCGCCCGACATCAATAGCCATGTCCCGGAGAAAGCGGCCGAGCGCCAGCTGCCCTCTTCAGCTTTGATCACGGTCAAGGGAGATCGGATCGCGAATGATCAGATTAACAATGCGAATATGATCATCTCCGCTGGCCTCGGGATGAGCCCGACCCCGGCGAACCGCACCTGCCTCGTCTGCGCTATTATGACTGCGATCCAGGAATCGACTCTGCACAACCTCACGGGCGGCGATGGGACGAGCGTCGGTCTCTTCCAGCAGATTGATACGGGCTGGGGAAGCTACGCCGACCGTCATGATCCGGTAACGGCGTCCCGCTCTTTCTTCAAGATCTTGATCCCCTTGGAAGCGAAGGTGGGATCGTACACGAGCTATAACGATCTTTGCCAGGACGTTCAGCGCAGCGGCCATCCCGATCTCTACGGCCAGCATCGCGACGAGGCCGAGAAGATCGTCAGTGCCTACGGCTTGCCTCCGGGAGCGGGCGGGGATGCTGGTACTACGGGAGACAGCGCTACGGCGAACAATATGGCGCAGGACTGGGCCGGGGTCGATAGCGGCTACTACTATTGGAGAGGTCTCCCTCCCGTGGCTGGTGGAGTCTGGAAGAGAGAGGATAGCTGGACCTGCATCAAGCGACTCGCGGATGAGGTGGGCTGGCGTGCGTTCTTCATCAGCGGGGTGTTCTACTTCCTGACTGACGACGATCTCTTCAAGATGCAGCCGGTAACTACCATCACCGAGAGCACCAAGGGCGTCATGGGGATCGGCTTCGACTACGACATCGGCAAGAAGGCCGCGACCGTAGACATCCCCGCAATGGTCGGTCTCTGGCTCGCGCCTCCCGGGGCCATCGTCGTTCTTCAGGAGATGGGGCCGCTCGACGGTCGCTGGATCGTGAACACGTTCGCGCGGAGTCTCTTCAGCGACAATGCCGATATCAACCTTTCGAAACCCCAGCCCAAGCTCAAGGAGCCGACGACCGAGAGCCAGCAGCCGCCGACTTG